AAGCGTTGCGTCATGACCAGTTCCTTAAAAGAAAAGGGGTAAACGAGAACAAATAAAAAAAGAGCCCCGAAGGGCTCTTGGACTAACCTAACATCTTGGCTATCTTATCTAGCATAGCTTTGTTATTGCAACTACGGACTAGCTTACAGATTGCATCTTTCTGCGGAGCTAGAGCTTCATTAGCTTTTTTCTCCAAGACCTTGCCGTCAGCCTTAGCTTTAGCAGTAAGCAATTCAAGGGTAGCATAATCACCCCGAGCATTGGCATTAGCGATAGCCTGACCGATATCTTGCTTAGCATCAGAAAGAGCTTTGCCAACCGCTTGATCCTTAGCTAGCTTGATTTTAGCTTTGCGCTCCGCTTCCTGTATTGCTTTAGCATTGGTAGCCTTAGGAATAGCATTGAAACCTGATCGCTCATAAGCACGACTCCAAGCCTTATCCGCAGTATTGCGCTGAAATTCCTCAAGACCTTCATAAGCCATGTACTCAGCTTTGAAAACATTGGAAACCTCGGTGTACCACGCAAACGAGGGTAACTTCGTAACGCTATCCACACCATTACGCTTTAACATCGCCGACAACTTAACGGCAACGCTATTGAGTAATTGTTTACCCGTTTCCTCTTTAGCCGTACCCTCAGACCAGTCAGACGCACACGACTGGAGCACCGAGCGATCAGAACCGCCGAGTACCTCATTAGCTAGCACGACCGCAGGAACGACTGAGCCCTGAGAGTTACGCTCCAAGCCACCGACAACCTCAGCAAATACATTTGATAATTGATTCATAATAAACTCCATTCACATAAGTAAGATTAAGTAACCACCAAATGACAACCCTGTCAGATAGTGGAATGAACCAAGCATTACCCGATTCATTAGATATAGTTTAACACAGTCAAATATAATAGGGGATTCTTGGACACGCATAAAAGCTTATATAAACACAGCAGAGCAAGGCAGAGCAACGCTAAAAAAAAATTGTTCTCGCTCGCTTCGCTCGGCATAGGATAGCGTGGGGCAAACAATCGACCAACCCCGAACCCCACCGCACCCCACCCCCCAAGACTGTGGTTGATTGTAGCTGCACCGACATATACACACTAATCTGCACAATACATATACATATTTTAAAAACGTGTCTAAAAAAGCCGGAACAATATACATATACCCCACCCCCCATGTTGTATTTATACGACCATAACCAAAGCCATTTCTAGAGAAAGGGGGGCCCCCCTAAGCTTTACCTCCCCTACCCCCGGGGGTATATAAAAAATTTAATAAAAACAAAGCTTTACGAAGAAAAAGTGCATGAAACTTTAATAAAAAATATATAAGTACTTGTATAAAAATAACCGACGAAATCAAACAAATAACCTACGAAATCAAACCTATGCTATAATTGATGCACCGCAACAAACGTGTTACATGTAACACAAAAACTTAAAGGAAAAAGCAATGTTTGATTTTGAAAAACAATATAAAGATGCACTAGAGAAGTTCGAGACTGTAACCAAGCAAAGTAAGCAAGCGTATGAGTTCTGGTACAACTGCGTAATGGATACTTGGAAAGATTTGTATAGCAAGAAGAAATAAGGGTAAACCCTAGGGGTAGGTAGAAACTGCTTACCCCACCTCCAAACATGTAGTATACTATGTAAAACGGAGAGATATAGTGAGTTCTTGGCTTATTATTGTAACGGGGCTAATTTACGCCTACATAGCTGCTGAACAAGGATTTAAAGGTAACTTGCCTATGTGTATCTGCTACGCTTGCTATGCTGGCGCTAATGTGGGTCTGTATATGATGGCCACAAAGTGAGCTTTACGATATACCAAGCAAACGGCATGAAAGTCGTTCAATGGTTTAGAAGCATAGACGAGCTTCTAGTTTCAATTCTTAAAAACCCAAACGACAGGTACCATAGAAATGACAACAATCGTTGGTGACTGGAGGAGAAAAGTGCTAGTTGCAGATAGTCAGTTTACTGATTCTGATACGGGCATAAAGTATTTTGAAGATAAGATCTTCCCAGTAGAAGGGGGTTTTATTGGGGTTGCCGGTAACTATTGCGATGCGGAAAAAGTAATTGAGTACGTAAACAAAAAGACTAAAGTCAAACCAAAACTCAAATCTGATAGTTCGTTCCTAAAAATAACTAAAGAAGGATTGTTTTCTTGCGGAGATGACCTTGAGTGGGAGAGGGTTCGAACCTTTATGGCTATTGGATCCGGGAGCATGGCAGCTGAAGTTTGCTTGCGTATGGGACTAACTGCCGAAGAGGGTGTAGAATGGGCTTGTAATGTGGATGCGAACAGCAGCGGACCAATCAAAACCTATAAGTTAGACGATGCCATATAAAGACCCCGAAAAGCGCAAAGCGTACCATAAAGAACAAGGCCATAAATACTACCTAGCCAATAAAGAAAAAGTATTAGCTGGCGTAAAAATAAATCGGGCAATAGGAAAAGCTAGGTGGGACACATTCAAACGTACACTTAAATGTACAAAATGCGAACAGAATCATCCAGCAGCATTAGACTTCCACCACACAAACCCAAGTGAAAAAGAGAACTTAGTTAGTAAACTAGTCAGCAACGGTTGCTTTGCTGCGGCTATGGAAGAAGTGCAAAAATGTATTGTTTTATGCGCAAACTGCCACCGAATCCACCATTATGAAGAAAACTCTGTTAAGATGCAGGCATTAACAACCAACCTGCTGCCAGAACATGCCGGTCAACGTTGAACCAACAAATGAGTATGAGACCCCCAGAAAGGTCAAAACTGCCCCAACAAAATCCCACTCAGATACTTTGAGGGCTAGGGCAAACACGGCTTTACTATTGCGAGAGCTTGGTGGACCCGATGAGTTTACGGATGAAGAAGATGCGCAAGCTAAAGAACTATTTAAGCTAGTAGACGGACAAGACCCCTCCAAAGAAGTACAAAAACAACAAATTGACGCTTTAGAAAATCCAGGAATAGCGCTTGCGCTCGGAGAGTACATATCTCATTATGACCAACAAGTCATTGCAGACAAAGTGCAACTTCGGAATATTGCAATAAATCGACTATTAGAGATGAGTCAGGATGACGATCAGAAGATTGCCATTAAAGCGATCGAATTAATAGGAAAAGCATCAGATTTGTTCACTGAACACCAAGAAATCACTATTACACACAAGAACAGTGCTGAGCTACAGAACGCTATTAGAGAAAAAATACGTCTTTTGATGCAAATGAACACCATAGACATCACTCCAAAGCCCCAAAAGCTTGAAAACACCATAGATGAGTAAGCTTTCAGTCGAAGAATTGCAGTCTTTAGAGCAAAACCTGGGCAAAATGACCCCAGCGCAGCTTCGTACGCTCCTAAGTGAGCTAGATACGACGGTAGAAGCCAAATCTAAAGAGAATTGCCAAGAAAACTTCATGGATTTTGTGCACAAGGTGTGGCCTCACTTCATTGACGGGGCTCATCATAAGGAAATGGCAGCAGCTTTTGAAAAGGTAGCCCGTGGTGAATGTAAACGTCTTATTATTAACATGCCTCCAAGGCATACAAAGTCTGAATTTGCGTCTTACCTGCTACCTGCTTGGTTTTTGGGTAAATTCCCAAAGAAAAAGATTATTGAAACAGCCCATACTGCGGAGCTTGCTGTTGGATTTGGACGAAAAGTTAGAAACCTTGTCGATTCAGATGTGTATAAGTCGATATTCCCAGGTGTTGGACTGCAGTCTGATTCAAAGGCAGCTGGAAGGTGGGCAACTAACCAAGGTGGAGACTATTTTGCGATTGGTGTTGGTGGCGCTGTCACAGGTAAGGGCGCAGACATCCTCATTATTGATGACCCTCATTCAGAACAAGAAGCAGCGTTAAGCGAGAGCAACCCAGAGGTTTACGACAAAACTTACGAGTGGTATACATCCGGTCCACGTCAGCGACTACAGCCTGGCGGCTCAATTATCATGGTTATGACAAGATGGTCCAAAAAGGACCTTACTGGGCAGGTGTTAAAATCAGCAGCGCTTAGAAGTGGTGAAGAATGGGAAGTCATTGAATTTCCTGCTATTTTGCCCGACGGGATACCACTTTGGCCTGAGTTTTGGTCTTTAAAAGAATTAGAAGCACTTAGAAACGAATTGCCTAACGGTAAGTGGATGGCGCAGTACATGCAACAGCCAACCTCAGATGTCAGTGCAATCGTTAAAAGAGAGTGGTGGAAGCAATGGGAACACGAAGATCCACCGTATTGTGAGTTTTTAATTCAGTCTTGGGATACAGCGTTTTTAAAAACCCAACGCTCAGACTATTCTGCCTGCACTACATGGGGAGTGTTCTATCGGCCAAATGACCGAGGTGTTGACGTAGCTAACATAATTTTGCTAAATTCCTTTAAAAGGCGTATGGAGTTTCCCGAATTAAAGCAAACTGCGTTTGAGCATTACAAAGAATGGGAGCCTGATTCGATTATTGTTGAGGCAAAAGCTTCAGGAGCGCCGCTTGTTTTTGAGTTGCGGGCGATGGGTATCCCTGTACAAGAGTACACTCCAAGCAAAGGTAATGATAAAATAGCGAGGTTAAATGCTTGCGCAGATCTTTTTGCGTCTGGCAGGGTTTGGGTCCCTTGTACAGCTTGGGCAGAAGAATTAGTAGAAGAAGTAGCAAGTTTTCCTTCGGGCGAGCATGACGACTTAGTAGACTCAATGAGTCAAGCGTTGTTACGGTTCCGTAGGGGTGGGTTTGTGCAGTTAGATTCCGATGAGCAAGATGAACCTAAGATGTTCAAATCAAGGCGCAATCAGGGTTACTATAACGTATAGGTTAAAACATGGCAATAGATAAGTCACTTTCACAAGCCCCAATGGGTTTAGGCGCACTCAACATGGCGGATATAGATAACACCGAGCCGGACTTAGAGATTACGATTGAAGACCCAGAGTCTGTAGAGATTGGCATTGATGGCAAACCCATCCTTAGAATAGAAAAAGACGAAGACGAAGAAGGTTTTGATGACAACCTTGCCGAGTACCTAGATGACAGCACACTTACCGAGCTAGCTAGTAATATTATTGGCGACGTCGAAGATGACATGGGCGCTAGAAAAGATTGGATGCAGACCTATGTAGACGGTTTGCAACTTTTGGGTATGAAGATTGAAGAACGTATGGAGCCATGGCCTGGTGCCTGTGGTGTCTATCATCCTTTGTTATCTGAGACCCTTGTTAAGTTCCAAGCAGAAACCATCATGGAGATTTTCCCTGCTCAAGGTCCTGTTAAAACCCAAGTCATAGGGAAAGAAACGCCTGAGAAAAAACAATCCGCCGAGCGGGTTGCAGATGACATGAACTACCAGCTTACAGAGAAGATGGATGAGTTCCGCCCTGAGACCGAGCGCATGTTGTGGGGCTTGGGCTTATCTGGTAATGCGTTTAAGAAGGTCTACTACGACCCAAGCTTAGAGCGCCAAGTTTCAATGTTCGTGCCAGCAGAAGACTTAATTGTCCCTTACGGTACGTCTAGTTTAGAACAAGCTCCTCGTGTAGCACACGTCATGCGTAAGACCGAGAACGAAGTTCGCAAGTTACAAGTAGCAGGCTTTTGGTTAGATGTAGACCTTGGTGAGCCTATTGACAGTTTTGACGAAGTAGAAAAGAAGATTGCCGAGAAAATGGGCTTTAGAGCCACTACGGATGATCGTTACAAAATCTTAGAAGTACAAGTTGACCTTGACCTGGAAGGGTATGAGGACAAAGACGAAGACGGCGAACCTACGGGTGTTGCCTTGCCATATATAGTGACCATTGAGAAGTCTGGTCAGCAAGTCTTGGCAATCCGTCGTAACTGGAGACCTGAAGATGATACTAAAAAGAAACGTAATCACTTTGTGCACTATGGCTATATTCCCGGCTTTGGCTTCTACTGTTTTGGTCTTATTCATCTTATCGGTGCGTTTGCTAAATCAGGAACTTCCATCCTCCGTCAGTTGGTTGATGCAGGGTCCCTCTCGAACTTGCCAGGTGGCTTTAAGACCCGTGGATTGCGAGTTAAAGGAGATGATACCCCGATTGCCCCCGGCGAATTTAGGGATGTTGATGTGCCGTCCGGGTCGATCAGGGACAATATCGTTCCCTTGCCTTACAAAGAGCCCTCATTGGTTCTCGCAGGTCTCTTAGATAAAATTATTGAAGAAGGTCGTCGTTTTGCTTCAGCAGCAGATCTGAACATAAGCGACATGAGCGCCCAAGCTCCCGTAGGTACAACGCTAGCAATTTTAGAACGTACCCTCAAAGTCATGTCCGCAGTACAAGCTCGCATCCACTACTCGTTTAAGAAGGAGCTTTGTCTCCTGCGCGACATTATCCGTGATTACACCCCCGATGAGTATAGTTATGAGCCAGTTGAAGGCCCACGCCGTGCAAAACAAGCCGACTATGACAACGTTGATGTAATACCAGTAAGTGACCCAAATGCCGCCACAATGGCACAGAAAGTTACTCAGTATCAAGCAGCACTACAGTTAGCCCAAGGAGCGCCACAGCTCTACAACCTCCCTTATCTCCATCGCCAGATGTTGGACGTACTAGGAATTAAGAACGCTAATAAGTTAGTTAAGCTGCCAGAAGATCAAAGACCCGAAGACCCCATCTCAGAGAACCAAAATGTTCTGATGATGAAACCAGTCAAAGCGTTTTTGTATCAAGACCACCCAGCTCACATTACTGTCCATCAGGCAGCAATGCAAGATCCAAAAATCATGAAGCTAGTAGGTCAAAATCCAAATGCACAGGCAATGATGTCTGCGATGCAAGCCCATATTAATGAGCACATTGCGTACGAATACCGCAAGCAAATGGAAGAGCAAATGGGAGTTACTTTACCGTTCCACCCAGACGAGGACGATGCAGACGAACGCGCCATCCCAGAAGATATGGAAGTTCAAATTTCCCAACTCGCCGCTCAAGCGTCTCAAGTACTCTTGCAAAGAGACAAAACCGAAATGGCTGCTCAGCAAGCACAACAAGCTGCGCAAGATCCTATCATCCAAATGCAAATGCAAGAACTTAAGATTAAGCAAATGGAAGTGGATATCAAAAACCGTAAGCTTGCCGCAGACGCAGCAGCTAAGGTTGACCAGCTTGAACTTGAGAAACAACGCATTGAATCACAAGAGAAGATTGCGGGCATGAACGCTACCCTTAAGGCTCAAAAAGATAGGGAAGATCGTATGGCTAAGCAAGAAGAAGCAGGAGCAAGACTAGGTGTTGACATGGCAAAAACAAAACAACAACTAGATCACCAAAGAGAACAAGGCTTTCAAAATCGCCAGTCTCAGCAACAAAGACAATCGCAAAAACCTCAGAAAGGGAATAAATGATTGAAAAGTATCTTGATCGTGTAGTCAAACAACTAGACGAAAAAGTAGGACGGCTACAGGAAGCCGTTGGTGCCGGAGCAGCAAAAGATTTTTCCGAGTACCAAAAGATGTGCGGGGAAGTGCAGGGTCTATTAACCGCCCGTCTATACATAACAGACCTTAGAAAAAACCTGGAGTCAACAGATGACGACTGATAATTTAATCGGCTCAAACCCCGATGTGAATTTGTCACAAGCAGTAGATTTATCAGCATTGCTACACAAAACTGAAGAAGAAAAAGGTAAACAGCTTCCTAAACCGTCTGGATACAGGATTCTTTGTGCTATTCCCGAAGCAGAGAAAGAGCATGAAGGTGGAATCCTCAAAGCCGATGAGACTTTAAGACATGATGAACTTTTAACCACAGTGCTATTTGTTGTGGATTTAGGTCCAGATTGTTACAAAGATCCAGAACGATACCCCAACGGGCCTTGGTGTCAAAAAGGCGATTTCATTCTAGTGCGACCAAATGCAGGAACCCGCTTAGTGATTCACGGACGAGAGTTCAGAATTATTAACGACGATTCTGTTGAGGCAACAGTAGATGACCCCCGTGGTATTAAACGCAAAACTGTATAGGAGCTATAAATGAATCAAGAATACAAATTCCCTGACGAAGATAAAGGTTTACCCGAAGATACTCTAGACATTGAGTTAGAGATTGAAGATGATACCCCCGAGAAAGACAGGAATAAAGAAGCAATCCCTAAAGAGATGGTGGACAAGTTTGATGCCGCCGACGATGAAGAAGAGCTCGATGAGAAGGCCCAAGCCTTACGCTTAAAGCAGTATAAGAAGGTCTACCACGACGAGCGACGTGCTAAAGAAGCTGCTTTTAGAGAGCAACAAGAGGCTATTGAGCTTGCAAAACGGGTAATGGAGGAGAATAAAAAGCTCCGTGCCCAGTATTCCGCAGGTGAGAAAACCTACATTGAGACCGTACAAAGCCAGGCCGACCTACAAGTCCAAGTGGCTCAACGTGCTTATAAAGAAGCTTTGGAGTCTGGAGACCCGGACCGCATTGTTGCAGCGCAAACAGAATTAAATGACGCTGGCTATAAAGTGCATAGGGCAAAGGACTTTAAGCCTAGTACTTTACAAGCAGAAGAAAATGATGTACAAATGCAACAAGTAGAGCAACAACGCCCCAAGATCGACCCAAAAACCGAGTCTTGGTTGGAACAGAATCCATGGTATGGCACTAAAAAAGCTATGTCCAGTTACGCTGTTGGGATACATGAAGAATTATTGGATGAGTACGGACAGACAGTTGTGGGTACTGACCAATACTTTAGACGCATAGACAGAACTATGCGTGAAAAATTTCCTGAGTATTTTGATACTTTGGAAGAGGCCGAGCCAAGAGAAGAGGTCCAGAAACCTGCCCCAAAAGCTAAGCCAAGCACAGTAGTAGCTCCGGCGACTAGAAGTACGGCCTCTAAACAGGTCAAGCTTAAAACCTCTCAGCAAGCAATTGCTAAGAAACTAGGATTAACCCCAGAGCAATACGCTCGTGAACTTATGAAATTGGAGGCCCTATAATGGCTGGCAACAATAGAATTACTCGTGAATTAGAAAGTCGTGAAGTAACAGAGCGTCCTAAACAGTGGCAGCTCCCAGAACTTCTCCCTGAGCCTGACAGACAGGCTGGCTATTCTTATCGTTGGATTCGTGTTTCTACGTTAAACGCACCTGACCCCCGCAATCTTTCCGCAAAACTGAGAGAAGGCTGGGAGCCCGTACGTCTAGAAGAACAACCTAAATTTCAACTGTTAGCTGACCCCAATAGTCGCTTTAAGGACAATATTGAGATTGGCGGGTTATTACTCTGCAAAACCCCAACTGAGCTTGTGCAACAACGGAATGCGCATTTTGCAAGCCAAGCCCAAAATCAGACCGAGGCTGTAGATAATAATTTAATGCGCCAAAGTGACCCACGGATGCCACTCTTTAACGAGAGAAAATCCACGACGACCTTTGGTTCTGGTTCTTAAATTTAATTAGGAGTTTTAAATGGCTTATCCTACCGTATCAGGCCCTTATGGGTTTCAGCCGATCAATTTGATCGGTGGTCAGGTATTTGCTGGTTCAACTCGCTTAATCCCCATCGCTTCAGGCTCTGGCACATCAATTTTTTACGGTGATGTCGTACGTCTAAACACAGGTGGTACACTAAGCAAAGTTTCAACCACAGCTACCGCAACCGACGCAGTTGGTATTTTCTTGGGTTGTCAGTTCACAAACCCAACTACCAAACAATTGTTGCAACAACAGTATTACCCAGCTAGCACAGTGGCTTCTGACATTCAAGCTTTCGTTTTGGATGATCCAGATGCTCTGTTCAAAGTAGCGGTAACAGCTGCTGGTACATCAACAATGTCTGGCGTTACACGTGCAGCAGTTGGTCTAAATACAGCTTTAATTTTGACTACTGGTAGCACAACCACAGGTGACTCTTTAGCGTCTGTTTCCGCAACTACAGCAGGTACATCAACATTGCCAATCCGTATTGTTGACGTAGTTCCAGAAACAACCAACGCATCGGGTTCTTATACTGAAGTTATTGTTAAATTTAACTTTGGTATCCACACTTACTACAGCGCTACTGGTGTAGCTACTGCAGCCTAATAGGAGCTAAATAATGGCTATTTCACGCGCACAACTATTAAAAGAGCTCCTACCGGGACTGAATGCTTTGTTCGGACTTGAGTACGCTCGCTATGGCGAAGAGCACAAAGAGATCTACGAAACAGAGACCTCTGAGCGTTCTTTTGAAGAAGAAACCAAATTGTCTGGCTTTACAGCCGCTCCAGTCAAAAACGAAGGCTCTGCTATTCGTTACGACAACGGCCAAGAAGCATGGACAGCTCGCTACAACCATGAAACAATCGCAATGGGCTTCAGCTTAACTGAAGAAGCTATCGAAGATAACTTGTATGACTCTTTGTCTGCTCGTTATACTAAGGCATTAGCACGTTCCATGGCTTACACAAAGCAAGTAAAAGGCGCTGCAGTTATTAACAACGGATTCACTAACTCTGCCGCTTATTACGGTGGTGATGGCGTACCTTTGTTTTCAACAGCGCATCCATTGGTTTCTGGCGGTACAAACAGCAACACAGTTACAACTGGCGTAGACTTGAATGAGACTTCTTTGGAAGCCGCTGTAATTCAAATCGCTGGCTGGACTGACGAGCGTGGTTTGTTAATCGCTGCTAAACCACGTAAATTGATTGTTCCACCTAACCTCATGTTCGTTGCAACTCGTTTGCTCGAGACTGAATTACGTGTTGGCACAACCGATAACGATATTAACGCCCTCAAGAACAATGGTTCTATCCCTGAAGGCTACACAGTTAATCACTTCCTAACCGATACAAACGGCTGGTATTTGACAACTGACGTACCTAACGGCATGAAGCATTTCGTTCGCACCCCATTGAGCAATTCTATGGATGGTGACTTCGACACAGGTAACGTTCGTTACAAGTCTCGTGAGCGTTATTCTTTTGGTTGGTCTGATCCCCTCGGTATGTGGGGCTCACAAGGGGCTTAATTAACACCCCCCAAGCGGTTTCGACTACTTGGTGCAGGCCCCGCTCAAAAGGCGGGGCTTTGCTTTTTTATTGCACTTATTTTTTATTTGTAGTATTATTAGATCATCTGGGTAATTCCAGCCTATTAAACTGCCCCAGCAGACGATATACCGATTAATAGGTTTAACTTGTATATAGGAGAATCCTCATGGGATTAGCTACACATTTAGGTCCTTGGCTATTAGGCACCGTTAAAAACACTACCGGCACTACCGCTGGCACACTTCGTAATACGGGCGCTACAGTCGTATCCCAAACCGTTGCTATTGCTTACACAGACATTACTGCTGGTACATACGCATTTACCATTCCTGCTGGCTCACAGATTTTAACTGCACAGTTTAATACTACTGTTGCTTATGCTACTACTACGCCTACATACGCTTTGTTTGTAAACAATACAGCTATTAATACAGCAGCTAACGGCAGCGTATTTACTAACACTGGTATTGTTAACTTGTTACTAGGCAACAATAGCGCAGCTGCAGCAGTACTGTGTTCTAACGTAGGTACTACCGACGCTGTTATTACATTTACTCAAGCTAACGTAACAGCTACTTCTGGTGCTGGTTTCTTAACTTTGACTTATGTAGTTAAACAAGCTGACGGTACATACGTTGCATCTGCACAAAACGCTTAATTAATCTAGGGGGCCCAGTGCCCCCATTACATCTTTAGGAGATTAATTATGACGATGCAATATGACGTAAAACAAGCGCACTTAAATTCTAGTGGATACCTTACAAACTATGGTACACGGGTAAAAGGTGTTTCTTTTACTGGATCGGCTACGGCTGGTTATGTAGCTTTATTTGATGCTTCTAGCGTTCCCGTATCATCCAGCGTAACATACGCTCAAAGTGGCAATACCGTAACAGTAACGAAAGTTGCTCATGGGCTTACTACTGGCACAGTTATTGGCATTCATTTTCTAGCCAATGGTTCTGGTGTTTCTGCTACTGATGGTACATATACCATTACCATAACGGGTGCAGATACCTTCACACTGACAGATATTAATTCTCGCACCATTACAAGTACTGCGGCTGTGTATGCCGTTGGTAGGTGGATTCTTACCTACGAAAGCTTTGCTGGCGATTATTTTAGTAATACACCAACTATTCCAGGTGAAGGACTACGGGCAAATACATCGGTGTATGCAGAAATTGCTAACATGGATTCAGTACAAATTT